ACAAACAAAAACTGATAAATGAATTACAAACTGAACTTACCCAAATGTGTGTTTTAGGTAAATCACCTGATGAATCAATCAAACGTATTTCACAAAAGTTGGGTGTTTCTTATGGAAGAACTAAAACATTGGTTATGACCGAAGCAGCTTATTTCACTTCTATATCTGATTATGATGCTTTTAAAAAATTAGGTGTAGAAAGATATGAGATAGTAGCAACACTTGATTCACTTACATCTGAAATATGCCAAGAAATGGATGGAAAAACATTTGATTTAAAAGAATTTGAAATTGGCGTAACCGCACACCCTTTTCATCCAAATTGTAGAACTGTTGAAGTTCCTTCTTATGATGATATTGATGATAATGGGGAACGTGCTGCACGTAGTGAAGATGGTAAAACCTATTATGTTCCAAAAGAAATGACGTATCATGAATGGGAAAATACAATCCTTGAAGGTGGAAATAAGGATAAGTTGAAACCTGTTGAAAACAGTGGTATGATGAAAGTGAGAAAAGATGAATGGATAGGATTAGATTTTGTAAATGAACTTTCAAAAGCATCAGCAATTGCTAAATTACAAGATACTTATGGAATCCAGTTCAAAGATTCAAAGAAATATCCAATTGAAGAATCTATAATCACAGATAATGTTGCATGGATGGATTCATTCTCTGCTGAATATCCTGATTTCATGCAAAAGAATCCTTGTCATATCCCTATGATCGTAAATCATCCACCAAGTAAGATGAAAAATGCAGTTGGTTATTATTCGTATTACAGTTCAGCAAAAGTTGAAGAATTAGCATTGAATGCCAAGTATCATGGTGATAAAGATTTCTTCAATACTTATCTCACCAATGCTATTAAATCAAAATGGACTGTTGAAAACGCTACTACAAGAAGTACATTTGTTCATGAATTTGGGCATCATGTTTCTAATTCAATGAAACATATTAGTAAAAATCCACGCTGGGAACATGATTTCATCACTGAATGTATAAAAGAGTTCAAAGAAATTGAACCTGATTACAATTATGAAACCTATGTAGGTATGGGTGATTATGTTAGTAGATATGCTACATCATCAGAAAGTGAATTGTTTGCAGAAGCATTTTCTGAATATTTTGGTGGTAAAAATCCAAGAAAATTTGCAAAGTTATTTGGACATAAACTTGAAAAAATATTGAAAGGGGTGAAATGATCATGCTAGAAGAACCACGTTGCATCAAAGAAGGTTGGGTTATTTTAAATGATAAAGAAGAATGGACTTTGAAACCTGATTCCCCTTCCTGGGCAAAAAAAGAATTTGAAGAATTTATGAAAGCAGTGAATCCTACACCTGTTGATGGTGTGATCACTCATTACTAGGCATCCCAATTTATTGGATGCTTTTATTTTATACAAATGAAAGGATGGTAAAACCATGAAAAAAGAAGATTTTATTGCATTAGGTTTAGATGAAGAAACAGCAAAGAAATGTGCAAAAGCATCAACTGATGAACTTGCAACTTATGTACCTAAAGCACAATTTGATACTGTTGTTACTGAACGTGATACAGCAAATAACACAATCAAAGAACGTGATACACAGCTTGAAACGTTGAGAAAATCAACTGGTAATGTGGAAGAATTACAGGAAAAAATCAAAACATTACAAAATGAAAATACACAAGCTGCTGAAAAACACGCAAAAGAAATAAAGCAGTTAAAAATTGATAGTGCAGTTGAAAGTGCATTGATGGCTGCTGGTGCAAAAAACATGAAGGCGGTACGTGCCTTACTTGATATTGATGCTGAAAAGGTCAAGGTAAAGGAAGATGGTTCACTTGATGGTTTAAGCCTGGATGAACAAATCAAGAAACTACAAGGTGCGGAAGATTCCAAATTCATGTTTAAAGAAACAAAAACAAAGTTTAAGGGTGCAAATCCTAACAATCCGCATATTGATGATCCAACGCAAAAAGGTGTTAAGGATATGACATATGAAGAATTGTGTAAATACATGGAAGAAAACCCTGATGCCAACTTAGAATAAAGAGAGGATGATGAAAAATGGCACAATTTGATTCTAAAAGTTTTAACGAAAAAGCATTCAAATATTCGGTAGATCGTGTACCAAATATGCGTATGAATGAAATTAAGAAATCTAAAGCATTAGCTGCTAATCCTGAAATTAAAGCGGTTTTTGCTAATCAGAATGGTACTGCATATGCAAAGATTGCAATGCGTGGATTGATTGACGGTGAAGCAGTCAATTATGACGGTAAGACTGATATTGAAGCATCACGTACAAAAACGTTTGAACGTGGTGTTGTCGTAGTAGGTCGTGCTAAGGCATGGATCGAAACAGATTTCAGTTATGAAATTACTGGTGGTGTTGATTTCATGCAGAATGTAGCAGATCAGGTTGCAGAATATAAAGATACACTGGATCAAGATACAATCCTTGCAATCATGAAAGGTATTTTTGCAATGACAACAGGTAACAAAAACAAAGAATTTGTTACCAAGCACACTTATGATATTACTGAACGTGTAGAAGGTAATTGTGGTGTAGCAACCTTAAATAGCGCAACTAACCAGGCTTGTGGTGCTAATAAGAAGAAATTTACTATGATTTTTGCACATAGTGATGTTGCTACAAACTTAGAAAATAAGCGTTTGATTGAACACTTAAAATATACTGATGAAAACAGTGTAACACGTGATTTGGATTTATATACTTGGAATGGTAAATTGCTTATCGTTGATGATAGTATGCCAGTTGAGTTAATCAAAGCACATTACATCAAATGTAATCCAACTGATCCAGGTGCATTAAAAGTTGTTGCTGATGATGCAACAGTAAATCCAGGTGAAATCAAAATTGCTGATACAAAGATTACTGGTATCAAAGCTGGTGAATACGTTTATTACATTGCAGATTGCAATAAATATACTTCATATGCTTTAGGAACAGGTTCTATTGATTATGAAGATGTTGGTGTAAAACACCCTTATTCAATGTCAAGGGATGAAAAAACAAACGGTGGTGAAGATACATTGTATATGCGCCAACGTAAAGTATTTGCACCTTTTGGTTTATCTTATGAAAAAGTAAACCAGGCTTCCCTTTCCCCTACTAATGAAGAATTATCAGATGGTTCTAACTGGTCATTAGTGTGCAGTGGTGAAGCAAAAGAAGCTGATCGTTCTTACATCAATCACAAAGCGATTCCACTTTGTAGAATTATTTCACGTGGATAACCAATAAAGGTAGGATGTGGTGAACATGGATATGAAAGATGTAATTCTTTCTTTGTTGATGGAAAGTTCAACAATAACTGAAAAGTTTATTGAACTTACACTTTCCAGGCTTAAATCATTAACCTATACTGTAAAGAATGATGATGCGTTCGCATTATCTTTTTTATTGCAAAAGGTTGAAAACACCATCAGAAATTCATGTAATACTACATCTATTCCTGATGGTTTAATTTTTATTGCAGTTGATATGGTTTGTGGTGAATTTCTGATGAATTTAAAACAAACCAATTCACTTGGTGATTCCTTTAATGCAGAAATGGCAATCAAACAAGTTAAACTTGGTGATGCTGATGTTTCTTTTGATGATGAAAATGAAAATAAAAAGTTGGATGAATTATTCTCTTATATGATGAATCATGGGAAAGGTGAATTTATATGTTATCGAAAAATACGCTGGTAAAAATGCGAAAAGCGATTGAACGTATGTATGATCATACTTGTGATGTAATCATAAAAGAAGAATACGAAAAACCAAATCATTCTACTGGAATGAGAGATAAAACAATTCTTTCAAATCAACCATGTAGAATTTCTTTTTCCACTGTAAGAGAAACGGAAAAAGATTCCAAAGCATCAAAAGTTGTTCAAAGTATTAAGTTATTCATAGCACCTGAAATAAAAATACCGCCTGGATCAAAAATTCTTGTTTTACATGATGGTATTGAAAGTTTATTTTCAAATAGTGGTGAACCAGCAACATATCCTACACATCAGGAAATTTCTTTGGAATTATTCAAAGGATGGGCATGATATGGGAATTGGGAAAACAACTTGTAATATAAACGAACTTAAAGATTTAAAAAAACAGTTAGAAAACATTATCAATGAAAAAGATGAAATACTGATTTCATTGACTAATGAAATCGCTGGAAGATTGTGGTCAAAAACAAGAAAAAGAACACCAGTTGGAAACTATCCAAATAAGAAAAAACATGGTGGTACGTTAAGACGTGGCTGGACTGTTGGTGAAATCAGTGTAAACAATGGAGTTTATACGGTTGAAATCATAAACAATGTTCATTATGCACCTTACGTTGAGTATGGGCATAGAACACGAAATCACACAGGATGGGTGAAAGGTCAATTCATGCTAACAATATCTGAACAAGAGATTAACCAAAACTTAGAAAAGATAATAAACATGAAATTGAATAAAATATTGAAGGATGTGTTTAAATGATAAACAAAATAATTGATGCAATTTGTAATGCTTTGTATGAAGAATTTGGTGATACTTATAAAATTTATACAGATAACATTGAACAGGATTTGAAAGAACCCTGTTTTTCTGTATATTGCATAAATCCAATGAAGAAACAATTCTTTGGTAAAAAATATAAAATCAGTAATTTATTCATGGTTCTTTATTTTCCTAAAGATCATGATGAGCCTTCATTTGAAATAAATGAAGTAACTGAAAGATTATTTAATTGCCTTGAATACATTCAAGAATCAGAAGATCTTATTCGTGGAACTGATATGATACCTGAAACTGTAAATGAAGTTTTAAATTTTAAAGTAAAATATGAGTTCTTCACTTTTGAATCAGAAAAAGTTGATGCAATGGAAGAACTAAGTGAATCAACGATTGCGAAAGGATGAAACATATGGCAAAAGCAAAAAAAGAAATAAATTTAAAAGATGATACTTTTACAAAAAATCAGATTTTAAATTCAAAAAAGTTCAAAACATATAAAGATGCTTTGAACGTTATTTTGAATGAAGATAAACAATATACAATCAGTCAAGTTGAAATGCTATTGACTGAATTTATGAAAGGAAAGGTGAACTAATATGGCATTAGGTGGTGGAACATTTACAACCCAAAACAAAAAATTACCAGGTGCTTATATCAATTTTGTATCGGCAAAAAATGCTAGTGCAACATTATCTGATCGTGGTATTGCAGCTATGGCATTCACGTTAGATTGGGGTGTTGATGATAAAGTTTTTGAAGTTACTGCTGATGATTTCAAGAAAAATTCATTGAAATTGTTTGGATATGACTATTCACACGATAAAATGAAAGGCTTACGTGATCTGTTTTTAAACATCAGAACATTGTATGCTTACAAATTAAATTCTGCTGGTGCAATAGCATCCAATGATTTTGCAACAGCATTGTGTAGTGGTATTCGTGGTAATGCTTTAAAAATCGTTATTCAGAAAAATGTGGATGATACAACACTTTATGATGTGTCAACATATTTAGATACTGTCAAAATTGAAACACAGACAGTAAAAACTGCATCAGAATTAAAAGCAAATGATTTTGTTGAGTTTAAAAAGGAAGCAACACTTGCTGTAACTGCTGCAAAGCCATTAACTGGCGGTACAAATGGTAGTGAAGTTACTTCTGCTAATCATCAATCATTCTTGAATAAGATCGAATCTTATTCTTGTAATGCGATCGGTGTTGTATCAGAAGATGTAGCAATCAACAAGTTATATTCTGAATTTGTGAAACGTTTACGAAACGATTATGGTATCAAATGTCAATCAGTAACGTGGCATAACGCAGCAGATTTTGAAGGTAATATCAATGTTAAAAATGAAACTACTGATGATGGTTTCAATAAAGCTGCAATCTGTTATTGGGTTACAGGTATTATTGCTGGTTGTGAAGTTAATAAGTCAAATACAAATAAATTGTATAATGGTGAGTTTTTACCTAAAGTTGATTTCACACAAGCAGAATTAGAAACGTGTATTGATCAAGGCGAATTTGTTCTTCATCAAGTTAGTTCAGATGTACGTGTATTACTTGATATTAACAGCTTAGTTTCTTTAACTGATGAATTAGGTGAAGTATTCCAGGACAATCAAACAATTCGTGTCAATGATACAATTGCTAACAGTGTAGCAATTCTATTCAATACAAAATATCTAGGTGTTGTACCTAATGATCAAAGTGGGAGAATTTCTTTATGGTCTGATATTGTAAAAATTTTTAATGATTTAGCAACCATTAGAGCAATTGAAAATTTTGCTGCTGATGATATTAGTGTGGATCAAGGAAATAGCAAAAAATCTGTTGTTGTCAATAGTGGATATAATGTGATCAATGCATTCAATAAACTTTATATGACAACAACAGTCGCATAAGAAGGATGGTGAAGAAAAATGAAAAATAACATTGTAATGAAGTCAAAAGATGCTTTAGCAGCATCACTTGCTGAATGTTTTTTGACTATTGACGGTAATCGTTATAATTTTATGCAAGCAATCAATCTTGAAGCAAAATTTAACAAGACAAAAACGAAATTACCTATTCTTGGTAAGACAGGTAAAGGTAATCGCTCGACTGGATGGGATGGCACAGGAAATTGTACGTTCCATTACAATACATCCATTATTCGTGAAATGCTTTTGAAATATAAAGAAACTGGCGAAGATACTTATTTTGAAATGCAGATCACAAATGATGATCCAACATCTTCTGCTGGTAGACAAACAGTAACACTGATGGAATGTAATCTTGATGGTGGTGTTTTAGCAAAATTTGATGCTGATGGTGAATATCTTGATGAAGAATTGGATTTCACATTTGAAGATTTCCAAATTCCTGAAAAATTCAAATTGCTTGATGGAATGTTATAAGAAAGGTAAGGTATATAGCAAATGTCAAAATTTAGTAAATTTATGAAAGCAAATAAAGTGGTACGTAATAATACAACTTATGCTGCCACTTCTTCCCTGGTTGATCCTGAAACTGGAAAACCTCTTGAATGGGAATTAAAACCATTGACTACACAGGAAGTTCAAAGAATCCAGGATGAATGCACAGTTGAAGTACCGACTGGCAAACCAAATGTATTTAGAACAAAAATGTTAACGACAAAATTTGTTAAAAAGTTGATTTGTGCTTCTGTTGTTGTACCTAATTTATATGACGCAGAATTACAAGATTCATATGATGTCAAGACGCCTGAAGAACTGCTTGAACAGTTGGTTGATGATCCAGGTGAATACAATGCATTTTCTATGTTTGTTCAGAAGTTCAATCATTTAGATAAAGGACTTCAGGACAAGGTGGATGAAGCAAAAAACTAATCAATGAAGGTGATGGTGAAGCAAATATTGCTTACTATTGCCTTCATAAATTGCATATTTTACCATCACAGTTCTTAGAACTTGATGAAAATGAAAAAGCCTTTGTAATTGCTGCTATTCAGATAAAAGCAGAATCAGATAGGAAGAAAGCAAAAGAAGCTGAAAGAAAAGCAAGGAAGAAATAATAGACTGTTTCTTCCTTTTTTAATTGAAAGGAAGGTGAGAACAATGAGTATCGGAACTAAAGTTGAATTACAAGATGGTATAACTGCCCCATTGATGGATATGGTAAACAGTTTACAAATGCTAATAAATTCATTTGAAACAGTGAATAGTGTTTCACAAAATCCAATTGATACTGCTAGTTTAGACTTAGCACGTGATAGTGCAAATCAAGCAGCGGCTGCAATTGAAAGATTAAATGAAACAACTGCTGCACCTCAAATCAATCAACCTATTACTCCAACAGTTGATAGCGTAAATCCAGTTATAACTCCTACTGTAACACCAACGACTGTTACTGCTGAAACAGATACTTCATTGAATCCTTCTGAACCTATTCAAGTACCTGTTGAACCAGTTGATGTACCTATTAACCCAATTGATCCAGTACAAGTACCTATTGAATGGGTAACACCATCTAATATTGATGTATTTACTGGAAGTGGAATTGAAAGATTTGAACAAGAAGTTAGTTCAGCAAATTCAATGTTGGATGATGTTATTCATAATCAACAAAATATCGCAAATCAAGCATCAAATACGGACTTATTCCCTGATAATATGGTTAATGATATAAACTCAATCAATAGCAGAATTATCAATTTAAAAAATTCTATTGAACATTTGAGTAATAGCCAAATTGATGATATGGGTGCAGATCAGGTAAATAATCAAATTGAAAATTTACGTGAACAATTAAACACCGCTATTAAACTGCAAGAACAACTTTCCTCTGCTATGAGTGATATGGATATAGGAACAGCAAATCAAGCCTACAATCAATTAAATAACACCATAGACAGCGCAGAAAGAAACATTAGGGATAATTTGAATGCACAAAATGATTTCAATAATTCTATAAATGAAGGCTCATCCCTGATGGATGGCTTAAAAGGAAAAATTGGTGCTGCTTTGGCTGCATATGCTTCTTATAAAGGTTTGGAAAAAGTATTTGATGTATCAGACACTTTGACACAGACAACAGCACGTTTGAATTTAATGAATGATGGATTACAAAACACTAAAGATTTACAAAATATGATTTTCTTATCTGCTGAAAGATCAAGATCATCATATGAAGCAACTGCTGATGTAGTTGCTAAATTAGGTCAACGTGCTGGTGAAGCATTTGATTCTAATGTTCAAACTATACAGTTCGCTGAAAATTTGAATAAAATGTTTGTTATTGCTGGTGCAAGTCAAGAAGAAATGAGCAGTGCATCTTTGCAGTTAACACAGGCTTTAGGATCAGGTGTTTTACGTGGTGAAGAATTGAACGCAGTATTTGAATCTGCACCTAATGTAATTCAAACCATTGCTGATTATTTAAATGTTCCAATTGGGAAAATACGTGAAATGGCATCAGATGGTCAAATTACTGCTGAAATTGTGAGAAATGCAATGATTGGCGCAACTGATGAAATCAATCAACAATTTGAATCAATGCCAAAAACATTTTCACAGATAGGAACAAGCATTCAAAATAATACATTGATGGCATTTCAACCAATCCTTCAAAGATTAAATGAAATAGCCAACAGTGAAGCGTTTGATTCCTTAGTTGATGGTATTGTTTCATCTATGGTCATTGTCGCTGGTGTAGTTACCGAAATATTTAATATGGTGGCATCTGTTGCTGGTTTTATATCTGAAAACTGGTCAATCATTGAACCTTTAATGATTGGGGCATCTGTTGCATTGGGTGCTTATGTTGCTGCTTTAGTTGCATATAACACAGTGCAACTAATAACAAATGGGATCAAAGCAGCCGCTACAATAGCTGCTAATATTCATGCTGCTGCATTGATGATGGAAAGTGGTCAAACATTTGCTGCAACCACAGCACAATATGGCTTTAACGCAGCATTATTGGCTTGCCCTATCACATGGATAGTAATTGCTATTATCGCTATTGTAGCAGCATTATATGCTGGAATAGCAGCATGGAACAAATTTACAAATTCTTCTATCAGTGCAACAGGAATTATCGTTGGTGCAATTTTCAGTGCTGGTGCATTCATAGGAAATTTATTTGTTGCAATTGTGAATTTTGCTATTGATGCATTCGGTGTATTATGGAATTTCATAGCAGCTTTTGCAAACTTTTTTGGTAATGTGTTTAATGATCCAGTTGGTTCAGTTGCTAGATTGTTCTTTGATTTGGTTGATACAGTACTTGGTTTACTTGAAAGTCTTGCTAGTGCAATTGATACAATTTTTGGTTCTGATTTAGCTGGCGCAGTTTCAGGATGGCGAAATAATCTGAACAGTTGGGTTGATGAAACCTTCGGTAAAGGTGAAGAAGTAATGGAAAAATTTGATGCTTCACAATATCACCTTGGAAGGTTTGAGTATGGCGAAGCATGGGATGCTGGTTATAGCGTTGGTGAAGGAATAGAAGATTCCATTTCAAATTTTGATCCTAGTTCACTATTTGATTCTAACATTCCAAATCCTGATGATTATGCAAACGCTATGAATGGTGCTTTGGATGGTGGTTCGCTTGGTGCTGGTGTTGGTGATACTGCAAACAATACCAAAGGTATAAAGGATTCACTTGATATAACTGAACAAGATTTAAAATATTTAAGAGATATTGCAGAACAAGAAGCGATAAACCGTTTCACAACTGCGGAAATCAAGATTGAAATGAATAACAATAATACAATAAATTCTGAAATGGATTTAGATGGTATTGTTGATCATTTGAAAACAAAAGTTGAAGAAGAAATGGAAATCGCAGCGGAAGGAGTGCATGAATAATGTATAAATTTTTTGTTGATAAAATGTTATTACCAATTACACCTTCAAAAGTTGAATTAGCAATTAAGAATAAGAATAAAACTCTTGTTCTTATTAACGAAGGTGAAATAAATATTTTGAAGAACGCTGGGTTGACTGAAATTAAATTTGATATGTTGATTCCATGTGTCAATAATTATCCTTTCGCAATCTATTCTAAAGGCTGGCAACCAGCGGAATCATACTTGAAAAAACTGGAAGATTTAAAAATTTCAAAGAAACCCTTCCAGTTTATTATTTCAAGAATATACGGTAAGAAAGTTTTGTT